GTAGCCATCACCGAATTGCGTGGTGCGGATGGTGGGCTTGCTGCTTTTTTGTGCGCCGTAGGTTGGCGTGATAGTGGGAAAAGTAGCCATTAGGCGAGCAAGCCTCCCGGACGCTTCTGCTTAATCAATTCTGCCTGCACCGCAGCGCCGATGGCACGTCCCAGGGCAGCGGAGTTGGGCTGGTTGCCTTGGATGCTGGAGCCACTGGCATCGACGTTTACGGTGACATTGGCGCCACCGAATGAGCCGGCTGGTGCCACGCTACCGGTGCGTCCCGGTGTAAATAATTCAGGCCCGCGTTCACCAACCAGATAGCTTTTGCCGCCCATTGCGGTGCCACCAGAAGCAAGCGCCCCGATTGGCGAAATGCCCGGCAAAATCCCTGGAACATTCAACTTGCCAGACAGCCCTGGCGCCGTCATGCTTGAAGCTGAGAACTTAGGGGCTCCAGGGAATAGGCTTGAAATGATTTGAAATGCCATCATTCGAATGGCCGCGTTAATAATCTCAGTCGCCATATTCAAAAAGCTATCAGCCACTGACCTAAAGAATCCGGCCAATGCTTGCCGTGCGGTGACTGTTCCTTCAACCATGCCTTTAATTCCTTGACTGAAGGCATCACCGATTGTCGCGGAAATCTCCTTGATTCTCTCCAATGGATTTGCCAGATCTTTTAGCTTCGTTTTCAATCTGTCAATATGCTCAGTCCGAGCATCCTTGCCCGTAAATATTCCACCGGCTTCAGAGCCATCAAAAGTGCTTTCGCTTGGGGAAATTTTCGCCCCAGCCATGATGTCGGCAATTTCTTGCCTGACTTGTTTGATTTGATTGTTGTACTGAAACTCAGACTGCAGCAATGCGAGCATCCGCTTACGCGGTTCCATTTCTTGACTCAGGATTTGCTCACGTCGAATCAGCTTTTCCAGATAAGCCTGTTCAACTAAATCTTTCTTATTCTGGGCCTCAAGTAGCTTTGCCTCTAATTGAAGCTGTCGCTCGGATATATCTTTGCGTTCTTTTGATTTTTTCGTCTCGTCCGAGATTGCTTGTGAATTTTGTTGCTGCACATCTGCCTGCTCAGCCAATAACCCAAGCCGATCTTGAATGCGGCGAATGTTGTCGTTCTGCAGGTCAAGATCAGCCTTGGCGCTACGCATTGCAGCACCAGTGACTTTGCGCTGATTCTTCAGGTTCTGAATGCGCTGTTGTGCTTGAGCTTGAGCCAGAACGCTCGCGCTTAGAGCCGCCTCGAGAGCTTCTCGGCTTCCAGACTTAATTGTTTCATTGAGCTCTTTTTGTTTGTTGTTGGCTTCAATAATTTTGCTGACAAAGAAGGTAACGCCCGCCGCCACAGCAACCCAGGGAAGCGCAAGCAATGCAGCCTTCAATGCACCTACCGCAATAGTGCTGGCAGTGATTACTAGATTGGTCTGAGTAATTGCGGCGCCTGCCACCGTATAACCAACAGTGACTGTATTTGTGACGCCAGCAAGCCCAGCCAGAGCAGTGCCTAAGCGCTGAATCAATGAAACAGCAATCGCTCCATTCAGAGTCTTAACCGCAAGCGCAAGCAGACCTACAGCCACAGCAGTGGTACGGATTGGGCTGGGCAGCTGGCCGAACAGGCGCACCAGGTCGGTCAGGACCTTGACTATCGGAGTCACCGCTGGCAACAGGGTCTGGCCAAAAGCCGTCGATAGTTCATCAACAGCGTTCTGCAGGTCCTTGAATTTTTGAACATCTGATTCTTTGACGATTTGGGCGATCTTGCCAGCGCCTTCTTTCTCGACTTTCTGTAGCGCACGGATCAGAATATCCGATGTCAGTTTGCCTTGCGAAGCGAATTCCTTTAGCTCGCCAACGCTCTTACCCGTTTCTTCTGCTACGGCCTGCAGCAGGCCAGGCACTTGCTCAGCAATGCTTCTAAATTCATCACCCTGCAAGCGGCCAGAGCCCAATGCCTGAGCCAGCTGAGTGAATGCCGCAGATGCTCCAGCCGCACTAACACCTGAGAGCTTGGCAATTACGTTGAAGCCCTTGAAAGTCGAGGAGATCTCACTTAGACTGATGCCCAGAGGTCGCAGACGTGCATAGATGTCTGCCACACCTTCGGTGGCTTCGCGATTACTAAGACCAAATTGTTTGGCAGCTTCACTGGCTAGCCGCTGAGCACGCTCGAATTCGCCATACTCCGTAGTCAGGAGCTTTAGACGTGTGTTCAGGTCATTCAGCGAGGCCGCGGCCTGAACAGACCGCCGACCAAATTCAACCAAAGCGAGCCCTGCCGCCGCACGGGCCAGGCCCTGCAAAGCACCTTGTGCCTGCTTCGACGCGGAGTTGATCTGGCGCAGGCTATTGACCGCGCCAGAGCTCCTTACCTGTACGTCAACAACGGCAACTGCCACAGTCTGCCCAGCCCTGTACTACAGTCTATCGACCAGCCCTGGACCGGGCTTTATCCATCTCCGCTCGCTCTTTTTCGGCCTTGATTTCGTAGTAAGCTGCAAACATCACGAACTCGGCTTCTGTCAGGTCGCATCTCAGTTGGCTGACAGTCTTGCCCAGTTGAGTGGCTAGGAAGAACTCGAAGAATAGCCACGAGTCCTCCCTTAGGCGTTTTTTGCCTCTTCTAGCTGCCCTGCGTCGCCCAGGCCGAAGAGGAACAGCTCGAGCTCGTTTAAGACGTTTTCGGGCAGCTCCCGTTGCAGCTTGGCAGTGTCGGCAGATGCGAATGCCTTGGTGCCATCTTCCAGCTCAGCCATTTGGCAGAGCATCTGAGTGCTGATTTCGAGAGCTTCATCGGTGCCCGCCAGATTCTGCGCACGTTTGCGATCTGAGCGGGTGATGGGTTTGAAATATAGGGACAGCACCACTTTGCCGTCCGGTCCTTTGATGTCGAATTTGCGGCGTTGATTAAGATCAAACGCCCCGGTGAGCAGGTCAACGGGGCGTTGATTGGTCGGTGCCATTGTGGATTAGATGTCCAGAGTGATAGATCCGTTGGTCACGAAACTAATCGTGATTACTTCGATCTCTCCCACTGTAGCAGAATACTCGGCGCTTGTCACCAATATCGCACCATCGATCGACTTGCTGCCGGATTCGTCGAGATAAAGCTCAACGTTGGCATTTGCCGGATCGGTAGCTGTATTGACTTCCTTGAGCAGATCGAGCTTGTCGCCTGCGGATGGTGCATCATAAAGAATCTCCATGGTGCCCGATCCACTGATCAAGCCGCCGTTATTAGCTCGGTAGGTGGCACCATGTGCGGTGACATCTACGGTTTCCTTTTCGACGGTCATCGACCAAGACCGCACAGCAGCAATCTCAGATAGCTCGACGCCGCCTGCGTCCTTGTCGAATTTGATGGTGCCTTGTTGCCCGCGGAAAAAAGCCATGATCAGATGCCCATCGTGATGGCGCCGTTAGTCACGAAGCTAACGGTAATGACTTCGACTTCACCCACGGTAGCCGAGTATTCGGCGGATGTGATTACACCGTCAAATGTGATCTTTTTATCGCCACTGGTATCCAGGAAGAGCTCAAACAAAGCACCACCTGCATCAGTGGCCGTATTGACATGCTCGATGAAGGTGTTGGTTTCATCAGAGCTCGATGCGGTATAGAGAATCTCGCAAGTGCCAGATCCGCTGATCAAACCGCCCACGTTGGCCCGGTAGGTGTCGCCCAGAGCGGTGGTGTCAAGCGACTCTTTCTCAACGGTCAGCGACCATGAACGGGTGCTAGAAATAGCAGCCGCAGTCGAGCCCGCGTCATCGAATTTGACGGAGCCTTGTTGTCCTCGGAAAAAGGCCATAGTTACAGATCCTCGAAGGTTTCAAAGGTCATTCTGACCTGAGTTTGAAAGAAACCCTCTGGAGACGGCGTAGCCACCACCTCGGGCCCTGTTGGGGGATCGAAATGAACCCCATTCACCACGATTCTATTGTAAAGGTCGCGGACTCGTTTACCGACAATCAGATTGGGACCGGGGCCGATGCCCTTAGCAGTGAATATGTTGATTACGACTACCCCAGTCACGCTGTTGTCTGATCCTGTGGTCCCACCCATAGTCAGGAAAGAATTGGCCCCAAATGACATGAGACATTGCACCCAGGTGCCGTTATTTGGTGGCGTGCTGGGCATATTATGAAAGACTACCGGTATGGGCGGAGCTTTTGCTAGCTCCGTAGCCAACCGGCCTTCGATAGTAGACCGGACAGTATTGAGATCGATTGCTGCCATCAGTCTTTCCTGCCTAAATCATCGGCCAGCTGTCTGGCCCTTCTAGTCATTTCTTTTGAGATTAAGTCCACCCAGCCGGCAGGCGCTTGCTTCGAGTGACCGTTAGCCAAAGATTCTGCATACGGCAACGTGTTGTGAATATGATAGTTGTTGCCAAATTCCTCGGTGCCCGCGGTGTAATTGCCACCTCTTGGCGGACCAGCTTGATGCTTGCCCGGTCCCACATCTGTCGAGCTTTGGGTGCCATTTTCACCGATCACCCAGCTTGCTCTGAAACGGCCCGTGTCTACCGGGCTCTCTTTCTTGAGTCGGCCGTCCGTTTCCAAGACGACTACCCGCATGAGCTGGTCGAGCTTATCCTCGGCAAAATCACCAATCTGGTCGATCCGGATTCGCTTGGCCATACTATTTCCTCAAAAACAGGTCGTAGGAAATAGCGGTGTTGTCCTGCTCGTTAATGTTGATCTTCGCGATCTGATAGACCACATTGCTGATCACTACGCGATCCGTCACCGTAGGAGCGTTGGTGAGCGCTGATGCAGCAATCGTCAGCTTCTGGTCAGTTTCGTGAACAAGCTCATTGACCTCCATCTTTTGCACCGCATCAAGTACGCCTTTGATGCTGATGTCGGATTCCGTTTCTGTGATCGCGCCTGTCGTCGTGTTATAGCTACCCGTAGTCACCCGCCGGTAGATCACGTCGCCGCCAAACTTATTGACGATCTTGTTAGCGACTTTGCGCAGTGAGCTTGAAAGTGCCATCAGACTCGATAGGCAATGCATGCGCCGTTCTGAAGCGTAATGCTGGTGAAGACGCCGACAATATGAAAGCCAGCCGGGATGCTTTCACCATTCAGGCTGTTGCCGGTGTAATTCTCAGACACCAATGTGCCGATCGTGGTGTTCGCGTAGAAGTCGATGTGCTTAAACCGCCCGGTATGTGCAGCAGTGTCAGTGATGACTTCGGCGCCGATCGTATAGTCGATGCCTGCATCGCCTTGGCCGAATCCTTTAGACATGGTCAGAGCTTATAGGCAAC